TTAAACATTACCTGTGTAATCTGCATTTAAAAACATAGCTGCTTCTTTAGTTCTACGTCTGTAAAGTCCTTCTATTCTTTTACCGCCCCCATTAGACCAAGCTTGAAAATTAGCTATAATTGTATCTTTATCTCTTATTCCATTGCATACATTTTTATATAATGTTGAACCTAGAAGACCACTAGTTCCACAATTGTATGCAAAACTTACTAATGCATCAAATTCATGTTGGTTTAAATTTATAGCTTTAGAATCTAAGTCTTTTTTTACTACTGGAGCATACTTTTTGTTGATCCATTCTTTTAATAATTTAGTAGCTTCACATTCAGATATTTGGTCAGGTAATTTTTCTATTTCTTTACCAGTCATTCCATACCCCTGTGTTAAAACTCCTACACAATCATAATATTTTTTTCCTTCCTTTTCGAATCCTTCCCAAGATTTTATAAAATTAATACACTTATCTGATACTAAACTATCTTCTATCAATGCACCAGTAGAATCAAATTTATAAGATTTTCCATCTATAAGAGCTGTACAATTTCCATACATTTCTCCTTTATAGCCTGTACTATTAGGCTCTAAGTAATACCATTTTTCCTTATCTTTAATCCAACCTGTTTTCATAGCGCCACTTTCATCTAAGTAATACCATCTACCATCTTTATCCTCAATCCAACTAGTTGCCATAGTTCCATTGTCCTTTAAGTAATACCACTTTTCATTATCTTTATACCAACCTTTAGTAATGTTTCCTGTAGAATCTTCTACACACCATTTCCATTGTGACATTTATATATTCCTCCTTCTCTTAAAAAAGCAATCTAAGTTATAGATTGCTTTTTACACCCTTCTTTTCTCCATCTTTAAGTTGTGCTAGTGCATCTAATAATTTTTCAGGAACTGGTGCACCAAGTGCTGCACAATTTTCTATTAAACTTAATCCCTCATTGGATATATAAAAATAGCATACAAGCGTTCTAAATAGCCAATTGCCAGTATTAAGTAGCCTGTCTAATGCAACTGCGACTATAAGAACTATAAATATTACTGCTTTTCTTGCGATACCCTTTAATCCTATATCACTACTTAATTCCTTATTGACATACCCTCTAAGCAATCCTGTCACATAATCTAGTACCATAAATAATACTAATACTTCTAATGCTAAGTCCCACGCTCCAAATAGCCAAGTGAACGATGTTCCTACTGCTGCAATTATTGTTTTAAAAATATTTCCTTTTTCCATATTTTAACCTTCTTTCTGATTTTGAAGCAATAAAAAAAGACCTATATGGTCCTGATCTATTGCTTTTAATATTTAATTTAATTTTTCATCCTATTTTGCTATTGTGTAGTAACTTCTGGTCTTTTTTCTGTATATTCCACTTTAGTTATCTCTGTATATTGCTCTGTTGTTATTTTTTTGTAACTTACAAAATCCCAAACATCTGCATTGCCATAACACCCCCAATTATAATATCTTTCTACTTTTTCTACCCAATCCATTATATGTTACCTCCTACTGCTAATTGTTTTGTTATATCTGCAATATCTTTTTGTAATTGTTCTATTTCTAAATCTTTTTTCGCTAAATCTTTTGTGTTCTCAGCTAATTCTATTTTTAATAAATCTGTTTCACTTGGTTCTTTAGGTAATGGTTTATTCTGTTCTTCCCATTCTTTTATTTCTTCGTCTGTTGCACTTTCTATCCATTTTTTATTGTCAAAATCCCATTTAGGTTTTATAAGTTCATTACCAAGAGTATATCTATCTACTATTTTCATATCTTCTGTAATTTCAAAACCCTGTGGATTATTGTTTATAAACAAGACACACACTTCTATTATAAACCCTTCATTATCTATTATTGTTTTGTGTAAATTCATTTTTTCACTCCCTTAATTTATGTTATAAAATTTGTTCCAAGTGTAGCAAAACGGGTTGGATCATAGGTGCCAGACGAATTACTTTGCACAATTATATTACCATTAGAATCTATACGTATTGCATTTGTATAAGTTCCTGTTGTAAACCCAACATAATAATTAGCTCTTGAAGGTCTAAACCCTACTGGTAAAGTTGCTACAACTTTACCAGTAGAGTCAACTCCCAAAATACTTCCGCAAATAAAAACTTGATTATTTACTCTTCTGTATTGTGGTGTTATCTTTCCATCTACTGTGATACCGCTTGCTAAAGGTAAATCAATCCACCCGGTATCTTCTACTGTCGCTAGTTGTTTCCATTTTTCCAACCATGTTCCATTTAAGCAATTTCTTTCACATGTAATGACATTTGAAGAATTTGCTTTTAATATTTGCCTTAAATTAATTGCTGTTCCTATTGTTATTCTCTCAACTTTTAATGCAAATGCACCATCAGTAAATGGGCAATTAGTAAGTGTATTAGAAATTCCACTACCTGCTGAAAAATAATTTCCAGGTTCAGTATAATTGTTTAAGTCAGAATTTGACGGTATTGGAATTGCATTATTTAAAGAATAATAGTTCTGCTCAATTTCTTTCAACTCTAAAGTATTTTCATTAATTGCACCCCTAATAGTTTCACTAGTAGTCTTTAAAGGTTCATCACCTAATTCTATATTTATATCTGATATAGTAGATTCTATATTTGTAATTTCATCTACACTATGATCTACTACTTGAGTAAGTCCACCAATCGCACTTGGAATGTTCGTACTATATTCCAATTGTGCAGTTGGTGTAATAGCATTATCTAGTTGTATATAGCCATTTTCAAAGCTTTGTAATGTATCTTTTATGTTTAGTTTTTCTGGGACTGGTGTTTCTAATTGATAGTAAACTTCTAATGGAATTCCTGCATCTGCCCATGATTTTAATAATTTTTTAAATCCATTCGCGTCTGGTGTTTCTAATTTATCATTTTTTATCCAAATAAAAACACCCTTACCCTGACCCCATATATATTCTTGTGTTTCTTGTTTTAACGATTCTGCCGAACCGTGATACAATGGGAATTTATTAGATAAGCAGTTTACAAAAAATCCTATCACACTATAACAATAAAAAAGTGAGAAATTAGAATTAGAGTATGGATGAAGAGTCCAACCTTCACTACCATTAAATGTTGCTTTATCAACATTCTTAATTCTCTCACTTTTATCAAAGTTGACTATATCACTAATCCCACTAGGTAGCCCCATATGCGGAGAAGGCAATAGAATTTCTGTTTTATCTTCTTTATATTCTTCATATGATGTAGCTGTTGTTCCTTCTTCAATTTGAATATCCCAAAAAGAATGAGTTGTATTATTTTTATTTATATCTAATCTTAAATAATATTTTCCAGTTACATTACAGGTAAATGTATATGGATTGGTTCTTATTTGAATTAAGTTATCAGTTTTTTTGTCTTTTAATAAATACGCCTCAACTGTATCACTCCCATTAAAACCCCATACCCCATCAGTTTTACAACTAAAGGTATAATTTTTTCCTTTCTCTAAATATGAAAAATAATCATATACAATAACTTGTTCTGTAGTACCGTCACCACTACCCTTCAAAGTAAACTTATCATTTATACTAAACAAATTCTTATCGCTACTTAAAATACTAATTTTATTTCCTTCTAACTCGCCCACGGACTTTATGCCTTCAAAATAACTAGGTATTTCTCTATTTGTCCAATCACCTTCTAAACACATTACATTCGTTGTTATAACATCGTTAACTGGATTATATTTTGGGTTTAGTATATCTAAATATAAATTACCAATTCCATTTATATCAGATATCTTTGCGTATATAATTATTTCTTTATTTTCATGTGGTTTTAAAATGGCTGATGAAGAATATATACCATATTTAACCCTATCCTTTACACTTATATATCTATCTTCATCACTATTGTTTACTGCGTTGAATTTTACAACATATGAAGATACTTTCACAAATTCTTTTCTTACAAGAAAAGTGTCCATAGCTAAATTCTGCAAAGTCTTACCTCTTAACAGCATATTATGAACAAAACTATCTTTGCAACTTTCTAATTTAGTTAATGTAGAATCAGTTTCTATTTTAGTGTAAGTATTCTCTAGGACCTGTTCTTTTAATTTTTTAACATCTTCTACAACATTTTCAGGATCTAATTTTTTAATTATTTCTATCTTTTCATCTGCAACTATTATTGCTGCATCTACTTCTTTTTTTGTATTATCTGCATTTACTTTAGATGTATCTAGTGCTTGTTTACTTAAATTTGCTTGTATAACAGAACTATCTACAGCTTGTTTAGTAGAATTAGCAGTATCAGTACTATCTTTTAAATTTGTATTAGATGTAGTAGCTTTTTTTGTATTTTCTTCTAATGTAGTATTAATTTTATTTGCATTAGGTATTGTAGTATCTTTCAATTCTTTGTTTATTTTATCAGCTTCATTAAAGTTAAATTCTAGATCTCTAACTTTATCTAAATCTTTTTCTAGTCTCTCCATTAATGTACATGTAGGTGTACTTATGCTTCTATTAACTTCTAATACAGATGGTTTAACCTCTATTTCTATATCAAAGCTAAATTTCTTTTCCTTAGTTATTTTGTCTATACATTCTAATTCTGCCTTAACTATTCCACTAGATGTTGTTAGTTGTGGATTACACTTTATTTTTAATTTATTATTAGTTATTACAATATCAGCATCCTGGATTACTGGTACTTTATCGCTTTTTAATGCTCTTAGTTCTATATTAAAACTACTTAAATCTATTGGTATATAACTATTGTAGATTTCAAATGATAATATTAAATCATCTAATTGCTTACATACTGCTTCAACTACATAATTATCTTTTAAATCAACTTTAAGTGTTGGTAATTCATGTATATTCATTTAATCATCCTTTCTTTTTTATATTAATCCTTCATTTTTTAGTACAGCTCTTATTACATCTTCTAATTTTTCACCGTCTACATATAAATTTTTATTATTAGTATCTATATAAACACCTTTACTGCTAGTTCTTATTGATGTGCTTGTACTATGCCAACTAATTCCTCTATCCGTAAATGATGCAGCTGTTGTATCCATATCAGATTCCATAATTTTATATGGTAGTCGAGAATTAATTCCACCCTTTTCTCTTATTTTAAAAACTAAATTATCATTTTCATCATAAATCTGTATCTTACCTTTATAGATACCTAATCCATCTGTAGTTATAGTTACATCTGTTTCATTTTTTTCATCATTCACAGCAAACAATATTTTACTCGGATTCATTTCTATTAAAGACCACATATCATCTTCACTTACTTTTGCAACTATCTCTTTTTCTAAAACTTCAATCTTGGCCATAGTGTCTTTAGATAAATTTTCAACTTTTAGCACTATTGAATTATTATATTTTTCCATAGTAACTTTAGTCTTTTTTAAGTCATTCTTATTGTTATTTACCTTATCAGCTACATTATCAACCTTGTTTTCTGTATTATTAATAGAATCAGCAATATCTTTCTTAATATTACCAACTGTAATTTCTTCAATTTCATCTTTTAAAACATTGTATTTTATCTTTGTAACCCTAGTGGTAACTTTTAAATCAAGTTCAGGATAAATAGTTGTTACTTCATTACCTATAGAGCAATTAGTAAGTTGAGAATAATCTTTATATTCTTCACTCTTAGCAAGTTCCAAAAAGTTAATAGTATAACTTCCAAGTAGCTCTGCCATTCCTTCATTAAAATAGTTTTGAGCTCTTTCTCTAAGCTGTTCATAAACTACTTGCTTAGCTTTTTCTACATCTTCATCAGTAGAATTCTCAGTAATTAAATCCTCAAGACTTACATCATCGCATTTAATTACTTTATAATGGTATCTATCATATTTATTGGCCAAACTAGAATAAATTATTTCGTTATTAGGTAGATACAACCCATCACTGCTACACATTATAAGAGCTGTAGCAAAATCATCATCCATATCACTTATTTCTTTTTCTAGGTCTTGTAGGTTTTTTCCACTTCTAATAGTAAATTTATTATCAGAACCACGCTTATTTACCATATTAATTTCAAAATTGTCCCATATCAATTCACCTCTATAGGCTTTGTAAATACTGTTTTCACTCTCATCTAACAAACCTTTTAAAGGTGATTTATAATCAATGTCTAAATAATTTATAACTTCACCTGTAGACTCATCTAAGCCTAGATTTATATTTGTATTAGTGCTTGTATCTAAATTGCCAACATGGTAATCTCTTATCTTTTGTTGCCTAGCATTAAGCAACATTTCAATAGCTTTTTTACGAGTAGTTCCAGCTGGAATATGACAACCTAAAACAATATTACTGCCTAAATCAGCATAACCTATAGCCTGTGCATATACGCTTACGGATTTATTACTTGTGCTAAAATTAGGTTTTCTTATTTTAAATAACTGATCATGTCGATTATCATATATAGGACTCTTAATTGTCTTACCTATATTTAACTCTTTACTTAATTTTTTCTCATCAAAAAGAGGATATTCACCGTCAAACTCTAAAGTTCCGTCAATATCCTCTGTAATATAAGCACTTGTAAATTCACTAAGTACATTTTTATTATGTTTAAAATTTGTTTCATTACTATCAAATAATTTAATTAATCCTTTCAATTATAAACACCTCCATCTAGGCACTATTACCACTTTAGTTATTCCACCACTAAAAGCAATATTATTTTCCCCAACTTTTAATTCTGGAAAATAATCACTTTCAAAATATTCACCTTGCTTATTTAATACCTCTTGTATCTCACTATCTAAGCTTAGCTGACCGTTTATATTTGTAATTGTGTAATTTATCGAATTTATCGTTAAAACACCTCTGCCTACTCCATATACAGTAATTAAAGGTAAGCTTTTATAAGTAGCCTTACCATTATAAATAGTTGTACCATTTTTAATAATTTCTATAGGATAATTGCCTTCTAAAAGGTAACCGAATGGTTGACACTTAAACTTAATAGGAAAATTATATAATCCATTTTCAATTACTGTTTCTAAAGGTACTATATTGTTTATTCTAGCTTTATAATATCTATCTGGTAGATTACCAAAAATAACTTTTCCACTTCCTCGAAGCCAATTCGCAACTTTCATTGGATTATCACCTATATAATCGCATTCTACTTCTTTTTCATCACTTGTATATCCATATTTATATGTAAGAGTACCATCAGCACTCTCACGTTCTTTTTCTTCAATATTTTCTACACTTAACCCTATAGGAGGTAAAGAAATAATCTTAACTCCCATATCTTCTGCTCTTGCATTGTTCCATATTAAAGTATTCATTCCCTATCTCCTATTTCTTTTTTCTTTGCTTATATGATTCAAGTTCATGTGCTAATTTAGGTATGTCACTTTCATTTCTAATTTCCATATGCTCAACATTTAAAAGATGTCCTCCGTAGCTTGTGCTATTATCTACATTTCCACCATAACTATTATTAGTAGTTGCCATTGCAAGTTGTCCCATACGATATTGGTCTGCCATTACAGCACTTCTAAGCTTATTAGCAAATGTTCCTACTTGTGCCTTAACTTCTTCTTTAATAGCACCTAAAGATTGCATATGATTAAGAATACCAGCGCCTTTACTTACATATGCTACTGGAGCATTACCTGTAGATAACTCGAATTTATTCTCATCTACATTATAAAGTCCACTTTTAGGATTAAAAGATGTTCCGCTAGAGTAACCATCTAAAGAACCATTTCTTAAGCTAGTTAAGTTTGCAACAGCACTAGCCATATCTTGTTTTCTGCTATTAAGTCCATTAATTAAACTATCTGCAAGAGATTGTCCAGCATCTTGCCAGTATGGATTATAAGATTGTAATAATTGTACAAGTTGGTCATTACTTCCTTGTAGCATTAGATATCTAGCTTGTGCATTTATAGCATCAGTTTCAAGTAACTTTTCATAATATTCTTCTGCTGCTTTTTTCTTCTTTTTTAAGTTTTCTTTTTCATCCTCATATTCAGCCTTTAATCTATCTTTTTTCTTCTTAGCTCTTTTTTCAATTTCGTCTTGTTCTTCCTTAAGAGATGCTTTTTCATCTTCTCTATTCCACTCTTTTCTCTTTTGTTCAAGTGCTGCTTGAGAATTTTTAATCTTTAATGCTAATGCTTTTTTATCAGCTTCACTTGCAGTATTGTTTAATTTAGCCTGTAAGACTGCTATATTGTTATTAGATTCTTGTATCTCTTTAAGTCTATTTTCAGCTTCTGCTTCTTGATCTAATGCATCAATCTTATTTTGAATAGACTCTTTCTTTTTATCAGTATTGGAATCAATCAAATCTGATTCTTTGTCATACTTAGTTTCTAATGCATCTATTTCAGATTTAATAGAATTTATAGTAACTTCTTTTTGTTGATTTAACTGCTCTTTTATAGCTGTAGTTAATGCCTTAGATAAATCTTCTAACTTAGAATACTTTTCTTTAGCTCTAGCTAATTGTTGTTTTGCATTTTCCTTAGCGGTATCTATTTCTTGTTGAGATGCTTCTTTATAATAATCAACTTCCTTTTGAATTAACTTCTGCTGTTTTTGCAATACTTTTTGTTGTTTCTGTAAACTTTCCTTTGTAGACTTATCTTCAGTATCACTAATTTTTTCTTGCAATTCCTCTAGTTGTGATTTAGCATCTTCTAATCTATACTTTGCATCCCTATACCATTTATTATCATCAACCGTTTTTGAGTTAGCTATTTCAACTGAATCTTTTGCATTTTGCATTTCTTCAGCAAGAACTGCAAAACTTCCGCCCCAGTTATAAATGGTATCTATATAACTTTGTGCATTTTCTTTATTAAGTTCTTGTTTAAAAGTATTATTCAACTTACTACATATACCTTTAGCAACATTAATAGCATTAGGTAATTCATTTTGCATTCCTACAGATATACCCGCAATTATATTTTTACCAACTAAATCACGCATTAATCTTGAGGGAGAATGTATATCAAAAAATGCACAAACACTATCTTTTAAACTCTTACAAGCTTTTATACCTACATCTACTAATCCGGTTATAGCTCCCGTAATACCACTACCAATACCTTTTATAATGTTTATACCTATTTCTCCCCAATTAACGCTTGTAAATGCGCTAAAAAGAGAGCTTACAATAGTAGGAATTGAACCTATAAGTTGTGGTATTGCTTGTAATAATCCACCAGCTAAAGCAACTATAATTTGTATACCAGCATTAATTAATTCTGGAAGATGATTTAATAATCCAGTAGTAATTGAATTTATAATTTGTGGCAACATAGCAATTAATTGTGGAAGTGCATTAATAAAACCATCTATTAACGCTAAAATAACTTGTATTCCTGTATTAATTATTTGTGGCAAATTTCCAGTTATAAACTGTACTATGCTATCTATAATCTGTGGTAGCATTGCAATTAAGCTTGGAATGGCATCTACAATTCCATTAACTAAATTAAGTATTATATTAGATCCATTTTCAATCATCTTAGGAAAACACGTAGTAAAATACTCAATAATACCCTCTATTATCTGTGGTAAAGCTTCTATAAGTATTGGTATAGAATTAATTATTCCTTGAGCCAGTCCATCAAGTAAGCTCCATCCTACATCAAATATAAGTGATACATTGTCAATTATAGCTTGTACTAACCCAGTTACGCATTCCATAGCACAGGGAATCAATGTAGGAAGTTGTTCTGTTATTCCTTGCCCTAAATAAGCAACAAATTGTATTCCCGCATCTAATAATAGTGGTAAAGTTTCAAGTATTCCCTGCAGTAAAATTGCTAGTACTTCTGCTCCTGTACTACCAATCTGTGGCATATTTGTCTGTAAGCCTTGTACTAAGGTAGTTATAACCTGTACTGCTAAATCCGCTAATATAGGTAATGACTCTAACATTGCACTCCCTAAAGCAGATACAATATTAGTAGCTGAATCTAATATACTAGGCAAAGAACTTTCTATTATTCCAGGTATTCTATCAATTACTATAGGTAATAATGTATCAATTAATTGTCCTACTCCATTTAGTGCTATACCTATACGTGGCATTAGATTTTCACCAAGAGCTCCAACACTTTCAACTAAATTATTAATTAAAGTATCAAAATCAGATTTATCATCAGCCATACCAGTCAACATATTTTTCCATGCTGCCTTAGTCATATTTAAACTACCTTCAATAGTTGTCATAGCTTCTTTAGTAGTTGTGCCTGTTATTCCCATCTGTTCTTGTATTGTGTGAATAGCCTGTATTATATCGCTAAAATTACTGATATTATAATGAATTCCACTTATCTTTTCAGCATCTGTTAAAAGCCTTTCCATTTCACTTTTAGTACCACCATAGCCAAGCTTCAAGTTGTCTAGCATAGTATAATTTTGTTTTGCAAAACCTTGATATGCATTTTGGATAGATTCCATGGCAGTTCCCATTTTATTAGCATTATCACTCATGTCAATAACAGCTTGATTACCTATGTCAGCAGCTTTTTTAGTATCTCCACCTAATCCTTGTAAAAGTGAAGCAGAAAAGCTAGTAATAGTATTCATATATTCGTTAGCACTTAAACCGGCCGTTTTATAAGCAACATTAGCATATTGCATTACAGTATTACTACTATCTTTAAATAATGTTTCAACGCCACCTGTTAATTGTTCATATTGTGCATACTGCTCAATGCTAGCTTTAGTTAAAGCAACAACCGCACCTGTAGCCGCAGTTATTCCAACAGCCATACCTGCGGCAGTTTTCGTAGCAACTCCTAATGCATTACTAGCCATTCCTCCTAATTTTCCAAGAGACTTAACTCCATTTTCTGCTCCGCTAGAATCTACTTTAGTATCAATTATTATACTTCCGTCAGCCATTTATTTTCACCTACCTTTTTATCTATAAAATAAAAAAGCAGGCATTGGCTCACTACTCTAAAGTGTGGCTCTAAGCTCTGTCTTTTGAATAATCTAATTTATTAATTTGTTTACATCTAGGGCATTTTATCTCCCCTTTTACTTCATCAGCCATTAAAAGAAGCTGATTACATTTTTTACATCTTATTTCCTTAATTTTAATCACCTTCTTTAAAAAAGTATAAAAAATAAGCACCTATACAAATAAGTGCTTTTATTAATATTAAACTTTCCATTTATGTCCACAATTTTGACATACTGCATAACTTTTAACTTTAGTATTGATTTTATTAGGCTTAAATATTTTAATAATTAGCCATGGTAATGTTAAGAATATCCACATTAACATTTCTAACCACCAACCTATGAATAACCAGTACAAACAACCATGCTTTTTATCTTTAACTATTGAAATTGCCTGTACATTTACATTATCACTACTACATTTTGGACATTGCATTATAAGATTCCCCCTATACTTTATATGTATATTTAAATATTATACATATAAAGTATATTTTTAACAATTATTTAAACAGAAGGTTTTTAATATCATTTAGTGCTTGTAAGTCTTCTTCACTTATTTTTTCTTTCAATTTATAAGTATCTTGCATTTTTTTATAAAAGTTTCTTTGTTCTTTATCTTTAATCTTAGATAAATCCATACTTCTATACTGCATTATCTTTATTATCTCATTATTGTCGTCTAATGCTTCAAATAAGGCTTTAAATTTCCACCAATGCAAATACTTTATATCTTGTAAATCTATCTTGTATTGGCTCAAAAATGCACTATAAATATATCTTGAATCCTGCTCATAATCAAATACTTTTTTATTGCTTATAGTAGATTTAGAATTACTTTCTTCCTGATTTTCTCCGCAAGTATAAAACCAAAAAATAATATTAATAGCCTGTTCTATATCTTTAGGCATAACAGGATAATATAATTTTAATACTTTTACTATAATATCTTCGGTAATCTCATTATCTTCAATAAGCTTACTAAAAATAATAGAAGTTCTGTAGTCAGAATTAATCTTATACAGAACTCCATCAATGTTAACTTCTACAGGTAGCTTATTAGTTAGGATATTCATTATTTCTTTTTAACCTTAGCTACTTTTAATACTTCATTTTTCTGCTTCATAGCATACTCAACTACATCTTTAAAAGCCTTTTCACAAATTCTATAGTTTGTCTTATTTCCAAATATCTTTTTATCAGTACCTTCTCCCCATACATTATTAAAGAAATCAAAAATTAATGTGCATTGAATTCTTATAATTTCCGCAAGACCTTTACCAGTGAAATCTTGTAATTTTTCTTTTTCCTGCAAATCATTAGTAGCTTTTTCAAATTTCTCTGCTACATCAGCATCCATTAAGTCTAAATCTTCTATTTCTACATTATTAATCTTCAATTAAATTACCACCTTTCAATTATAATGTTTTAGCTGTAAATCCTTTAACAAATGTTAATTCCTTAGTTTTAACATCAATTGTAGCTGTTCCGATTTCTGGATCCCCTAACCCCAAGAAAGAACCACTTAATCCAAGCTCACCATCATTGTTCGGAAATTCACTTACACTAATGGCAACTTTAAATTTTCTAGCATAATATGAATTTTCAGTAGTTCCTGACTTATCCATATCAACCTTGATATATTCTGTTTCTGCTTCTGCACCTGTCTTTAATTCTTTTCCAATAGATGTAATGTACTCAATTACTTTTTCATTCTCAATTTGATCGCCGCTAAAATCACTTTGCCATTTATAAGATGTAATGCTTTGGCTAGAACTTGCATCACCTATATATCTTTTTTCTCTAGTCTGTGCATTTGGTTTTTCATCCATAGATTCAAAACCAACGTTCATAATTTCAAATTTATCAGCTACTTTTAAGTAATCTACTTCTATACGTCTTTTTCTAATTCCCATTAAAATCAACCTCTTTTCTTATAATAAATTAAATTTAAATTTATCTGATACATTGCTGTATCTTCTTCAGTAGATACTACATAAGCACTACTTGCAACTTTTAACACTATAGCTTCAATATTACTATCTATAGGCAAAATACCTTCATCATTATTTCTTTCAATTTCTTCTATAAATTCTTCATAAAATCCTGAATTATCAATATTTTGTATTACTTCGGCCCCGTAAGGTTCTCTACTACAAAAAGCAAACTGAAATTGTCTTTTTGTAGATCCATCAAGATACTTTTTTAAAATAGGTTCGCAAGGCATTTCTTCAATACTAAAATTATCAGCTTCACCAGCTAAATAATTAGCATTTATAGCATTTTCAAAAGTACTCATACAATCAAGAGAACCTATATAATCTTTTATTGCTTCAATTATCATTTCCCTCTACCTCCAACAAAATCAGCTACACTCCTAATTATGGTACCTTTTTTATCTGGCCACATTCTTTTATCCCATAACTTACCACGTAAGCCACTTCTATTTTTAATACCTCCACTAGCATTTTTATAATATTGTTTCTTTGCATATGGAGTATTATATTTAACATAGTCAACACCCATAGTAACACTCATATCTTTTAAGCGCCCAGTTTTAAAAGGCACATAATTATTCATCCACTTTGCGCACTGTTTAGTAAAGAATATCTGTCCTTCTCCACCTTTTTGTATTTTTCTTTTAGCAAGTATTTTATTGGTACTGTCTAATTTAATTTTTACAGCCACATCCTCACCTACTTACATTCAATACTAAGCGAATGGAATATATCACACTCTTGTGTACCTATAACTGTAACTACCTCATAAGCGCTTAAATCACTTATTTTAGTAATATCTAATGTAATATTACCTCTAATAATTTTATCACCTGTATAGACCTTATAATCGCCAATCTCGGCACTTATAATTACTGTATAAGCTACATTAACACCTTTGTCACTTACTGTAGCTGTTCTTTTACCACTCCAATTAACATCTTCAAGATTAATTCTGCTATAAGTCTGTGTTTTCTTATCTAAGTGATATATGGTTATATCACTATTTGGAAACAATACCATTCTGTTCACCTACCAAACTTTAAAATTACTTTTTTTAGGGAGTAATGATAATACTTCTGTTGTTAAATAAGCATTAAAACCAGTACCTTCATTGTAAGTAACACTAGTTCCATTTTGAGATACTGACTTTATACCTATAGGTTTAGTAACACTAGTTCTTATATTTTCAATTAATACCTTTAAAGCTAAAGTAAAATTTTCTTTAATGTAGTCCTTTGAATACTTTTCATCAAAATAATTAAAGATGGCTAGTACTGCCATCTCTTGTAATTCTGTTTCAGTATAAGACATCTAAATCACCTCATTATTTTGATACTGGCTTAGAATCTTTAATGTTCACAAACAAACCTTTTTGCTTATTATCAAGTACCCAAATATCATGGAACTTTCTATAATCCATAGCCCATGCTCTAGCTTTTTGATTAACTTCTGGTGAGAATATTCTTGTTTTATCACATTTTTGAACTGCAATTGGAGCATCCATTGAAACTATTTCAAAGTTAAGGTCAAGTCCATCAGCTGCTTTTTCAAAGCCACCTTTTTCTTGTCCTGAAGTTTTACCATCATTGAACTTAAATTTAGTTATCATACACTCATCAATTACTGGTACAATTGGAACACCATTAATAGCAGGTACTCTTGTATCTACTCCGTTAATTGCAAATGTTGCTGCTGCTAACCTTTCACCATAATAATCTTCAATAAGTTCCTGTACATCATAAGTTACATAACAAACTAGATTTCCCTTGAAACCTGCTTTTCTTATTGCCTTAATACCAGCTTTTATTTTAGAAACAACTGTAGTTTTTGCTGGAGTATATCCATACTCAACTTGACTATCATTTTCTACGCTCATAGCAATAGTTGCAATTTCTGCAATTCTAGTTGCATCAATTTCTGGAATAACTTTCGTTCTTTGAAATTCTCCCATTACTGCTGCTGCTGTAACTGCAAATCCAGTTTCATCAACTGTTATTTCATCAAAACTAAAAGCTCTTCCTCTATCATGCGTCATAGATCTAGTTTCATACTCGAAAGTAATATCGCCACCAGCAAATCCTTTAGCTCTATCATAATCGCCAAGACCTTGCATATTAATTTTAGGAATCTTAATTTCCTTACCTCCAGTATAAATAACTTGTCCTGCATTTTTTTCCATCCATCCTGTGACTGATTGTTGTGCTGCTGCCTTATCTAAGTTTTTTTGAATTAATGTAGCTGTTGCTATACTGTTTGCCATATTTATCACCTATCCTTTTATTTTTAAATTTAATTATTGTACGCCCATAGCTTGAGCAATTTGTGCATTAAGTGCATTTGTTTGTGCATCTGCTGGTGGAATATAAGAACTTGTACCTAATTTAGCCTTTACTCCACTATCTACAGCATTATTTAATATCCCCTGTAGAGTTTCAATATTTTTTGTATAAGTTTCTTCTTTCCCATCTCCATAAGCGAAATTTGCTAATTCTATAGGCAAGTTCTTTTCCTTTAGAGTTTTAGAAAGTGTACTCATAGTTCTTTCTTTAGTTAATTCAGCTTGGCTATCTTCAAACTGCTTCTTAAGTTTTTCAAGTTCCTCCTGTTCTGGAGTTTTCTTTTTATTAGTTGCAGCTTCAATAGCTTTTTTAATTTCTTCTTGCATTTTTCCAGTTTTAAAAGTTTCAACAGCCTTTGACCTAACAGAATCATCATGACTTGTTAAATACGCCTTTCCAACTTCTCCTGTTAATATTCCATTAATGTCATCAGCACCTAGCTTAGATAAGTCCTTTAACCCTTTAAACTCTTCATGTCCTAAAAGAGATTCGTTTATATCCCCATCATCTGCTATACTTTCAATTAACTTTAATAAATCTGTTTTTTTCATTGTAATATTCCTCCTATCCCCTAAAGTACTTGCCCTTAGAGTATAAATTTTTGCATAAAAAATAAGCCTGTTTATTACGTCTAGTGCTTAAAGACAATTATTTAACTTCTTCATATGTTTTTTCAAAGATTTCTGATTTAACTGGATAACATTCATTATTACTATGAACTATATAATCACCATCAGTAACTTTTTGTGATCCCCATGATGTGTTTATAGTTCCAGGTGCACCATGATATATTTCAGCTTTTACAGTTTCTTTTTTTCTGTACTCTTTCATTATTTCACATTCTTTCCTAAAACATTTCTTTCAATTCTGTCCTCAACTCTTCTGTTCATCCACATAAGAGCTTCTTCTATATGAGTTAATGCACATGCATTTTCCCTTGAACTAAATGGCCCAGTTTGAAAACATTGTAATCTATCTCTTACTATTTCAAGTAAATCAGAATCAATCACTCCGGCTATTGAATTAGTTTCATTTCTAGGACCCATTTGAAATTGCACACTTCCAAGTAATATTCCATTATCATTAGATATTATATTATATTTATGATAAGCACCTCCTGGACCCACCTCACCTTTTATATTAACAGTATTTAATTTTTCTCTCTTTTGGATTGTACTTAATTCTTTCATCTTTCAATTCCTCCTAAAATTTATTCAACAATATCATAATAGCATTGGCAAAATGGATGCCTTGGAAGTTCAATTTTATCTTTAAAATCAAATGACTTTCCATCATCAGCCTTACACTTATCACATGAATTACACAATGTTGCACGATATTTAACTTTCTTTATTCCTACTTCATTACCGAATTTATCAAAAGCAGCACTTTGGCACCTTGCAACTTCGGTTTCAGCAAGCCTGCGTGCTTCATAATGGCTATTACCAAATAAATCAGTAATCTTTTTAGTTATCTGATTAACATTAATTTTCCCTTGTATAAAGTCAAATAACTGTTTTTTCATATACTTTGCAGTCTGAGTTTCATTATCCCAAACATTCTCTGAAAAATGTCTACCTTTATAGGATTGTTTTACTATTTTCTTAACTTCTTTTTTATCTACATTATAATTATAAAATTTAAAAACCTTATCTGTATTCTCTTCTAATAGGCTATATAGTAATCCTATTTGCTTTTCTGCATCATCCTTGTAAAATTCATCAATAAACTTATCAAGTTTTCTAATTTCCTTTTTCTGTTCTTTGCGTGGCATATTCATCATGTCATTTTGGACTACATAAGTAAAAATCAAATTCATAACTTCTTCTTCAAGTTGTTTTTTACCCTTATATTGATGCTTAAGCAATTCTTTTATCATTTCATCTGATTTAGCATATAGACTTTCAACAAATTTTTGTATTTCTTCAGCAGTATGTTTATGATTCATCACCGTCACCGCCTATAGGGTTAGTATCATGATTTATATTATCTAAATTACTAGTTGGAAGCTCACCTTCTAGTTCTTTCTTAAGTTTTTCACCCTCTGAAATTGGATTTTCTATTCTTGGAAGCCATGACCTCATTGTTTCCTTGCTTACTACATTACTAGCAGCTAATTTACTTATCATATCAGCAATTCCAGTTTCGTCTACAGGAACATTAGGTGTAAATTGTATCTTTATAGTATTAACATCATAAGACTTACTTGCAGTAAGATATAAGTATTTGAATAAGCAATAAATTCTTGTATGAATAATATTTTGCATTGCTTTTTCATTCATAGAACATTTAGCTTCTAAACATTGCAGTTTACTTCTTAATGCCATACCGCTAAGATTACTTTGCATTTTTTCATTATTATCAATATGTGAAGTCAAAGTATATATTAAATTTAATAGATCATCTCTAGTATTCTTAATAAATACATCATTTACATTCTTAATTAACCATTCTGCATCCTGTTCGCTTTTATCACCAAATAACAAAATACAATTATCTTTTACAACTGGCACCTTCTTTTTAGGTTTTCCAGTAGATTCATCAATAATATCATTACCATCTTTATCTTTTTCGTTTTCTGCTTCAATTCCATACATCTTAAGTATTGCATTTCTAAAATCAGAAATTTCACATACAATATCACTTAAATTAGTTTCAATTGCATCTTGTATTTTTTTAATAGTGTTATAAATAGTCTTGTCTCCTTCTTCATAACCTCTATCAATGTTATAAGCCTTACCTCCTATCATTCCAATACCTACTGGAACTATTCCAAAATAATGTTCTGTAACTGTTTCTACTTCTTGCCAGGTTTCGTCAAAATGATAAATAGCTCTATTGGTGTAAACATCAATATAAGTTTTTTCCGGCTCAAGTTGTTTATGGAACATACGTAAAAAATACTTTGGAATATCATTTTCAAGATACATATATCCCTCTAGCGGACTTACAATTCTATTTTTAAAATTAAACTCTTTTGGCGCATATTCTTCAAGATAATTTATTTCAAAAGCCATACCATTTTTAATTAATTCAATTCCTAAATTAATATCATGGTCAGATTTATTATTCTTTAGATGATAGTTAATATCTTTTACAACTTGATTATTGTCTTCAACACTTGTATATGTAATATCATTTCCAAAACTATACTGTGCTTCTTCATCAACTAACTTTTGAATAAAATTAGTATTTACTTTAAGATTGCTTCTACCTTCTTTAGGCATAAATCCAGCTAATGCATCAGTATTTCCATAGTAATATCTGTTTATATCTTCATAATGTCCTAATTTAACTAAATAATCACTATAACATCTTTGTAAAAACTCAATTTCTTTTTGTTCCATACTCTCACTTCCTTTCTATCTATAGATAATACTAAATCCAGCTTTTTTCTTTCCAATAGCATAAGTAATCCCATACCTAAGAGAATCTAAGCTATGGTTAAATTTATCTATTGGAGTATTTATATAAATTCCATCTTTATCTTTTTTCCAACAATAATTTTTAAGTTCTTCCTGGATATACTGGCACCTTGGATGCACAATAATTTTATATTGCTGCAATAACTGTATTCCATTAATAATACTGTCCCTACCTTTTATACTTGGAACTGCTCTATTAATTCCATTACGTTTTAATTCATCAATACTTTTGGGTTCGGCAGAATCACATACAATTACTTCTTTTCTATAGCCTAAATCAGTAATTTTTTCTGCAATTTCATCATTCAAAAGACCTTTTTCTTGAAATTCATCAAAAATCCATATAATTTTATTTGGCTCGTCTAAGATTTCAGCACCAAAAGCAGTAGGGTCATTAGTATAACCAAAGTCAAGATTAAAAACAGCCTGTCTATTGTAGTTTTCTTTCAATATCTGCTTATAGTCAAACTCTTTTACTTCCCAATTTGTATAAACAAGCTTAGAAAGTGTTGCAAATTCACCCAACGCATAAATTCTATAGTAAACTCGATTGGTTGCTTTCATTTCAAGTAAGTTATCTATATAATCCTGTGGCAAGAACTTATTATCCCTATAGGTAGTCTTAAGAACCATTGTATTATTTAAGTCAGTACGTGGATTACTATTCATTGGATTAAACCAACGTGAAAAAACCCAATTAGATTTACTAACTGGATTAAACATTACGTGAACTTGATTATATGGTTTTTTACTTCTAAGTCTTAAACAAAGTTGGTCAAAAGTGAAATCATCAATTTCAGTACATTCTTCTACGATAATATCATCAATACCATTTATAGATTTAATACGCTCCGGATCATCAAGTCCTTTAAATAAAAATAAGCTACCATTAGGTAACTCAATTGTTAAATCTGTTTTATTAATTTTACATTGGTCATATAGCTGCCAATCACTAAGAATACTTTTTACAAGTGCAAAACAACTATCTTTTAATGTATTATTTATTTTTCTTATTACTAAGCACGTTCTATTTTCATACTTCAAATATTTTAAAACCATCTTTTGAAAGACAAATACACTTTTACCACTTCCGGCACCACCATAGTAAACATTAAATCTAGTATCATAGTTTTCAAGTTGTGGCAAGTAAGTTTCATTAAACATCTTTTTAGATATTGTAAATTTCATTATGTATTCTCCTTTCATGTAATAAAAAAGAACCTCTTTTTAAAGAAGTCCTTTTTATTTTAAAAAATATTTTTAGTAACCGTCAACTACATAAGCAATTTTCGATTTAGAAGGTACCCCCACCTATTTAAATAATAATGTATATTAATTGCATAAAATAATTACATTTTTGATTAATATACAAATTTATTTCGGGAAATGCTGTTTTTACGAAATAAATCAGAATATACAAATGGCTTATTTGCTACTATTAAGGCTATTTTATGTTTTTAAAGGTCAGATTGTATAATTATAACCACTGTTTTTAGCCTATAGGAATGTATATTTATGCTATTAAATTATTAATCTTCAAGCTTAACTTCTATGTTGTTATTAGTATTAACTATTTCCTGCTTATCAACCCACCCATAATTGTTCTTAAGAGCGAATATAAGACCGATTGGAGTTGTACTACTATTTACTAGCTTATCTTCTAAACAGCTCTCTATGAAGCGCTTAGCGTCTTTTATCGTGTTAACAAACCCTTGTCTCACGCTATCATCATACTGTTTCAATCTATTATACTCAAAACACTTCTCATAATTCATTAAATCAGTTCTACTCATTCCAAGAATATAACCTAATCCACTAACAGTAGGTTTCTTATCTTCTGCTGCACATTCATTAAAGTATTCAACAATAAGCTTCTGCATATCTTCTGGATTCTCATACTTAGCTGGTCTACCTCTATATTTCATTATTATCACTTCCTTAAATTTATTTATATTAATTGTTTATGTACGAATAATTACATTTAAAAGACACCTATAAATTAATATAGATGTCTTAAATATAAGAGGGGTATTTGATTTATCTTTTGTGCCTGTAGAAAGTGTTTAATTAATTCTTTCTACAATACTATAATAACACGTTGTTCCAGTTGCTTACATGTAAAATAACCGTGTTTTTTCCGTATATTTTACTTGTATTTTAAGTATACTTTTTTCTTACCCAAACTAATTCTGATAATTTATTTACTGCTGCTCTCTTTATTTTTCCACAATAATCACCATCTCTATTAGTTATCATCCCAACCTTGTTCCATGATTTTCTCTCAAAACAACGTAATTTAATGATTTCCTTTTCTTCTTCTTCTAATGATTCTAGAGCATTGTCTATTTTAGTTATTAATCTCTCTTTGCTTTTCTTTTCTTTTAATAATCTAACTATTTCTTTTTCTTTTTTGATAACTTCATTCTCTACTGTACTGTTAAATGCATTAGTTGGACCCGTTTTTTCTTCATATGTCATACCTTTCACGCCATCACATTCATCTCTAATTTCTTCTATTTCCAAATCTAAGTTAGATATTTCAGCTTTTATTGCTTTGTAATTAAAAAGTACTCCATCTGTCTTTTTATATAAATCTTTATCTTCCATTTCTTACCTCCTGAATCTTTTGTATATCTATAATTAAATCTTTCTTTTCTGATTTTAATTTATTAACCATATTCCAATTTTTTAACTTTACTGCTTTTTTAATCTGTAAATCTATTTCTTTTAATCTATCTTTCTTAATTTCTAATGCATCAAATTTCAATAAATTCACCTCTTTTTTATTCTGTAACAAAAACAATGGTATTTTGTAACAAAACTAAAATGCACTTTGTTACAGCTACAACCATTGATATTACTAACTTTAAGCTACTTTGTACCAATGTAACAAAAAAATAAAACTTATGTGCGTAACTCTATATAATATAGAGAATATATATTTTTCTTATATTATATATATTATATTTATATTATTGTTACAAATTATATTATATATATAAAGAAAGGCATAACCATGTGGGTTTGAAGGTGTAACAAAAGTTGTACCGAAAATATTTTTACAGTATTTAACAAGTATGTCTAAAGCGTTGGTATGACTTGATTAGAGTCTGTAACGAAAGCACTCTAAGTTTCGTTACATTTTTGTTACACGTTTGTGACAGGGATAATTACATCTACTGGCAGGTTAATTTTGATTTGCTTCTTTTATCTTACTTTCATATGATGATTTTCTTTAATAGTTTCTATTTCTTCTGTAAATCTTTCTAGTGTTCTTTTTTCTTCTTGAAGTTCTTGCTTTTCTTTTTCAACTTCTTCTTCTGAACATCCTTCGCTTTTCATTTCTATTATTAAACTATCTTTCAATTCACACATATCTCTTAATGCATGTTTTAATATGCAACAATCTTTATAACTTAAACTTACTAAAAATTTACTCATAAGCTAGTCCTCCTTACTGGCAATTTCACAAGCTACTTTCCAATAAGCTTGGAGTAAATCTTTTCCCAATTCTTCAAAAGTATAATTCTCAAATCTGCCAGTCTCATCATCCAATATAAAATCTTTTTTATAATCTAGTTTATAAATTTTAATTTCATACCCACCTTCTGAATCACCATAATAACCTATATCAATTATTCCACTTGTTTTATCCTCTATAAACTTTCTAAGTTGTCCTTCACTTAACAAGGGAATTCTATCACCATCATCGGTTCCTTTAAATGAGTTTGTCATTTCTACAATGTTATCACTATTACAACATTCAAGTTTTCTTAAGTCATGTTCGTATCTATCATCTTTTTTAATCCATGAAAATAAATCTCCAATAGATGGTTTCCACCAATCAATAAACACTTCTTGCACTTCTTTAGATTGCTTTAAGAACTCTTCTGTACTTATATATTCCATTACTCTTCCTCCTTTAGTAAGTTTGGATTTTCGTATATATTTCCTATAACTTCTCCGCCCCATCTTTTAGAACTTGTATCTCCTAGTCTTATATAATTTGTATCAATATAGATTTCTCCTTGATAAATTCTTTTAAATTTATATTCAAATACAAATCCAGAGCTATTATTTTTCCATATGACAGTCATTATAAGTCCTTCGCAATTTTTGTATATATCTCCCTCATAAATCTCTATACCGTTCTTATCTTTTAATCCTGTGTATTGCATTAGCTCAATTTCACTTAACAATACAAGATTACCATCTTTGCTAATTATATGTGGACCTACTCCACCTACCGAAAATAAATTTGCATCTTGAACTAAAGAGCTGACACTATACATTTTTAATCTAAATTTATCCCACGCTCTAAATTTAATTTCTCTACTCATGTTAATCCTCCAATCATTACCTACTGGAATCTTACCAGTAGGATTTTGCATCATATTTTAGTATTGTGAAGTTTCTACAATGCACATTCGCAAGGTAGAAAACTTAATTGTCCTTGTATTGGTAAAGCCTTATTAACTTCTCTCCAAAACTTCTGTGATGTTACTTTTTCGCTTGGTACTATCCCTTTACATCTCATAGATGCAAATTTAGGCTCTAACTCTTCTAAAAATACATCCTTTAGAATACTGTAACCAATAGCCTTTTCGGTTTCTTTGGCTTCTTCCCACAACTTAGGATATAAGCAATAAGTTAAATACCATTGTTGCTTACCTGCCTTTAAGCAGCCTTTACAATTAGCATGTCTAAATAGTTCATATACATTAGGTCTTTTAATTCCTACCTCCTCTGTAGCTTGTATTGTTCTATCCCAAAATGCTAATGGAAAATCACATTTATAACCTTGGTTTATCATAACTCCAATTCTTCTTTGGATTCTGTTAGTTTCTTTCTTATCAAATCCATATATTAAAGTTATATCTTGTCTAGTTTCTCCTGGAGCTACTGGAAAATTATCTTTTAACCACTTATGAAATGGCTTAGTTTTTAAGTTATAAGTACAAAGTACTGGACCATTACCAAACTTAAATCCTCCAAGCTCTTTACATACTCTAAGTGGTGTTTTATTCTCCCACCCCTCCATATTCGCATAAGTTATATTTATTCCAAGGTAATTAGCTACCTCATTTTTAAATCTTTTAATATCTTTATCTTCTACTTCTTCACTTAAATCGTGATTAAGTAATATTACATTTTCCTTTCCATACTTTCTAACACATTCTATAGCACATAATGCACTACTGTGTCCTCCTGAAAAACATACAATATATTTCATAACTACCACTAACATAGTTAATCTTGCTAGTGGAAATTGTTAGCACCGACAGACTCGGCATCCGTGATAATTTTACAATGTCAACGTCAATATATACTCATGACATAACCTGGTCTACCAGGATTTAGTTATGTTTTACTCCTTTCTTATTAAGCATATTTTTACCTCACTTTTATTCTGACTTTTTACATATTGTGAACCTATATTGAAAATACATTATTAATAACCTTCTGTTCAAATTCACTAACTATTTCTTCTAAGTCATTGTCAATGCATTCAACCATTGCACTTAATTTTAAAGCTTGTAATTTTGACTTATCATATTCATCAAACCACGCATTTGAACTAATTCCACTATCCGCAGTATCAATTCTAAATTGCCTAGAATTATTTTTAATAATATATCCTGCTTTTTTAGCTTGCTTTTTAAAATCTCTAATTTTTAAATGTACTAAATCAGCGGATTGATATTCCTTTATATAACGGTGTATTGCATCTATAACAAGTTGAGTTCTTACATATACTTTTCCGTAATCTCCTGTTTTGACTTCTCCTTTTTTAATAGCGTTTCTATTGCAAAAATAAATATTATCTTGCAACATTTCGTTATACAACACTAGCATTTGTTCTATTACACTTCTTGTATCTTCTCCACCCTCTAATACTTCTTCACGTATATTTTGTTCAATATATCTATAGTAGTCTTGTACAGGCTCTAAATCGCTTTTTAAAAGCACTTTGTTAAGTAATTCTATTCCACAACTTATGTTAACTGCTGTATTAAGTGGTCTATCCTTTAGATGAAATATTTCTCTTAATTCACTTCTTAAATTCTTATATTCATCTATTGGTAAATTTAAAGCTTCTAATATAAGTGTCTTTCCTAACTTCTTAAGCAAATCCTCATGGTCACTTAACCAGTACATGGATTCACTATTTTGTTCAGTTCTTTCATTCTTACTTATATAAACTATACAAGAACGTGTTATATTAGCTTTTTCTTGATTAGGATAACTTTCTTCTCCTGCTATTATTAAAGGTCTATCAAGCTTGAATTCTTTAACATTAAAGCTCTTATCACCTCTAGAAATAACCAATCGGTCATATGACGTTCTGAAAATATCACTTAATTTCATGACTTTATACTTGTCCATCATACTAGGTTTAAATTCATCAAAAAGTATTGGATAATTACCAGTACTAAGCATTTTTTGAATAGCGAATGGTGAAGTTGACATTGCTTTCTTTTCTTCTACAGGATAATTAAGAAGTGGTGCAACAACTTTTTCTAATATAGTTGATTTACCTGATCCCGATTCCCCAACTATAAGCAAATGATGTAGCTTTTCTGCAATTGCAATGTTATGCCCTACCTCTAAAAAGCTTATTGCACTTCCAATAATAGATATTGCCTTATCGTAACTTACAAACTTAAATAAATGTTTCATTAACTCCTTAAGTTCATCTTTTTTTATTGTTTCTGTGTCCAAAATATCAATTTTAGTGTTTTCGGCAATCTTAGAATAATCAATTCCTACTGGAGATATTGATCCTGTAGATGTAATTAATTGAAATCCATTATCTTCTACTGGAATAAACTTAGCACCGTTATAAATTTCTTTATTATCTATAGCAAAATACTTATTTATCCACACTTTTAAATTAACTAATTCGCCTACTTTACTACCTATAAAGCTAAAGTCCATACCTAAGAAATTTCTAAAGGTTTTTAAATCATCAAATATCTTAGAAGAACCAACTTTTTCAACTGTTTTACCATCAATACAGCTCTTTATTTTTAATCTTATTCCCTCTACTTCTGCATCTACTTTCTCAACTTTACTTGCTTCTAAAATTTGAAAATCAGTAATATATACTCTTGCAGGTTTAGAATCTTCATCTTTACTAAATTTAAACTTATATATTCCTTTTTGGTCCTGTTGTAGTTCATTCTTATCTTTTAAATCTAAACTTCTTTTAAATGCCTGTAATAGCTCTTTTTTAGTGTGTCCAGCTTCTAACCAATCTGTAACATCTTTATTGTTGCCTAATGATTTTAATCCAGGTAAATTTATTATTTTAAAACTACTTGCATCTTTTAAAAAATTAAATTTAATATTATCTACATATTTGTCTCCTGCTTTTCCTGTATCTCCTAAAACCATTATTTTCATAAATTCAAGTTTAATAATGTCATAACTTGTACATCCTTTAATAGAAGTCGCAACATAATCTTTATTTTTTAATAAATTATTTATGTTATTTGCATCTTTTTCACCTTCAACAAATATTATTGTTTTCCCATTGTTTATGCCTTGGAGAACATTGTAAAGATTATAAGGAATGTCTTCTATTCCATCCCTATTATTAATTATCTTATCTCCTGAGAACCTATAATAAGAACTTGCTTTTTTTCCATTAGGCTTAAGAAATTTTGCTTTATAATAAACAATTTCATTTTGTTCGTTAAAAAATTCAAACAAACCTAAAAGTTTATATCCTAGTTTATATTCACTATTTTTAACATCCCAATCAATACGACTTAAAATTCTATCAAACAATAGTTCTCTTTCAGTTTTTTCCCCCTGTATTCCTAATATTTCTCTAGCTTTTTTATAATCAACATTCTTAATATTCATTATAAAATCTATTGCATCACCTGTGGCATCACAACCCCAGCAACGATATCTGTACTTATTAGCATTAGGTATGAATTTTATGCTAAAAGAAGGTGTTTTTTCTGAATGGAAAGGACATTTTATATATCCTTCCCTATTGAATTTTTCTCCTGTTTCTTGTTCTACAAGTTGCTTTAAGTCTATATCTTGTAATTCCTTCAATACTTTTTTCACCTCCTATAAATTAAATCCATTTAATATTTCTTCTGCTGTCATATCCCTATAAATTCTCTGTTCTATTTCAATTCTTAATTTGCTTAGTTCAACTGCAATCTCATTAAAACCATCTAATGCAGTTTTACCTTTGAATTTTTTAGTTATACATTCCTCTGGATCATGAGTTTTTAAATGTTCTTCAGCGTTTTTATTTCTATTTAAGTTGTAATTATATTTTTTCTTTAAAAGAGTTAACTGTTTCTCCATTAAAATCAACCTCTATTTTTAATCTTCTGCTTATTTTTCATTCGCTTTTGGTATCTTTCCTTACCTCTATTTTCTGCATTTAGCCTAGCTGTTACTGTTTTAAATGCAGCATCTATTATTTCATCAACACTTCTTGTTACCATTAATCTCACTCTCCCTATAGGCATATTTGCAGTTACCTTGGTCAACTTCTTCATTGAATGGTATTACTTCATTTTTATCAAAGTGTTTACATAAGTCACAATTATGACAACTGTTTGTACAATTCTTGCAATTAATATCCATTGTTAATTCCACTAAGTCATAATATTCTTTACTATCTTCATAAGCTGCATTAAGTTCAGCACTCTTACGCTTTTTCAATACTTCTAATTCACTATCTGAAATTACAATAACCCTAGAACTTTGATTTAATCTTACAAACTTTTTAGCCTGTTCTTCCCCTAATCTTTGTATAGTGCTTACTAGAGTGTTTTTAATATATGTGCTGCCCTTTTTCAAATTAGTTTTTTCTTCTTTAGACATAACATTTCCATCAACAAAATGTTTTACTAAATTTCTAACTTGTGAAAGTATTACAAATTCTTTTACTTCAGAATTATTAAGATAATCTTTCATCACCAAACAACTCCTTCAAGTTTTTTGAATTTTTTAGCTTTCCAATCATCTATTTGCATTGAACTAAATATTTCTCTCATTTGCTGACACATTATCTCTACATCTGCTATTTCTTCACATACATTATCTACATCTGAATTTTGATTAAGAACATACTTACTTAAAGCTTGTATTAATTTTCCACATTCTTCACAAGCTTTTATCATTTGATTATTTCCTCCAAAAGTCCTTATAGCTTTATTGCAAATCTCTGTTTGCTTTTCAATACTAATCATTAGCATTGTCCTCATGGATATACCATTCACAATTCAATATTTCATAAGAACAAATAGTTCCTGCATTTTCATCAAATAAACTTCCGCGCTCTTTTGCATTACAAAATTTATAAGTATGATATCTTCCAACATAGTTCTTTCTTTTATTAAATATTGTTTTGTGCTCATTGTTATAAGCTTTAATAGCTTCCATAAAGTTCACTGGCTGTTGAATTGGTATGAATTTTGCATTTAGTATAGAGTCATTTATAACAACCTCAATGTAAGCTCTATTGTCCCAAACTAATTGTTTTTTACCCACAACTTTTGCTTTAGTAATTTTAGCGTTCATGTTATATTTTTCACCATCTAAAATAACTACAAATTCAGTTCCTATAGGCATTTCAATAGCCTGTAATATATTTAACTCTTTACTCAACTTCATCAACCTCACTTTCTAATATAAAACCTTTATGCTTAAATAAGTTATATACATAAGCCTGTAGAGTATAATAAATCTCACTTCCCATACACTTCTTATCTACTGGAACTATTACTGTATTGTATTCAGCTTCAATTCCTTTTTTAATCCTCTGCATTAAAGTAAATGGATCATATTGACTTCTATAATTTCCATTTCTCAAATTCTCATGAAAATCCTTATCTTCTACAAAGAAAAAATACTTTATATCATATTTATTCATGTGTGCCAGTTCTTTCTTAAGCCTTGCTGCATCTTCTTTAAGATTTCCTGCTATTTCATCAATGGAGTTTTTACGTTCAATTGCTATGTCCCTATCAAAGTAAATATCAGTTGTAAACTGTCCTATAGTATCTTTAGGTATCATAGCTGTGTAATCTCCAAAATCATTTTTAACTGTCTTATATGGAATTTTCTTTTTATTAAAGAAATCTAGTATATGTTGGTTATTCTGTTCTCTACTATCTACAACAACTGTCATATTATCTAAGATTTTTTTCATTTCTTTATCTGTAAATTTATATCTCAACTCTTCACCTTCTCAACTGATTATCTTTTGAGAATAAGAGAATCTAACTAGGTTGTTAAATACTCTTATTCTATATATTTTTAAGTTGTGAATAGATAATTTGTACTATTCATTTTTATTCTATTTTCCTTTTCTTGCACTTTATCTTTTCCAAAGCATGGTGCTTTACCACTAATGACAATGTCATTATCACATTTACAATCTTTATTTAATGGACACTTTTGGTTTAAGCATTTCATAAATGTTACCTCCTAGAATGGCATAAATCCATCATCTACAACTTCTACTAAATCATCTACATTTTGTGCGCCAATAGGATTTAATAACTTATCCTTAGGTACATCTACACCTTTTTTAATTTCCTCAACTGTTCTAAATACTTGAAACTTAGTAGCAAACTTACTTACACCTGCATTATCCAAATATTCTTCTCTACCAAAAATAGCTCCAACTAATTTTCCTTTAAAGCAATCTGCAAAATGTTCTCCCCATACTACCTTAAATCCATTATTACTTTTCTCTACCATATTTATAAACGTCTTAAACCCTCTATTGGTAGCACCTTCTGCATCTAATACTAGTTGTCTTACTATTGCATTGTTATTCCACTTCTTAGGCTCTCTCCTATCGTTCTTATAGGCTTCTGAGAAATAGTTTGGTTGACTATCTGTTCTATCTGTATCTAAGTAGATAACTACCATGTCTCTTCCTGCTTTACTCTTAGTTTCTTCAACCTTCATTATCTTGCAGATATGTCCACCTGCTTCTAGTGCTTGAAATCCTGTAAATCCTTGTACCTCTTGAAAATCTTTTGGCATTAACATAATTATTTATCCTCCTTGTTTGCTTTAATACTTATTGAATGAACATCAATTTCCTTATAAAGTTCAGCTATATCTATATGGTCAATTTCCTTAGCATTAATCTTAGTTACTGTACTCTCTACCTTTTCCTTTTCTAACCCTTGTCTTACGCTGTCAGCTATCTTTACAGTACCTCTAGGGCAACTATATTCAGTTAAATCATTCTCAACCAAGAATTGTTCAAGTTCTTCCTTTGCACCTGTAATATAAGCTTTAATGATCTTAGATTCCTCTCTCTTTTCTAATATGCAAGCTATTAAACTTGCTGCTCTTTCTTTGCTTATTGTATTTTCCATACTTATTTATCCTCACTTTCTTGATTTACTGGAACCCATTCATTTACTGTAATAGTCTTTTCATAAGTTTTCTTTTCAACTTCCACAGGTTGGTAATAATATTCGTTCTCTTGATATTCTGTAAGTCCTTCTTCCCAAGTAGTAGAAAAATATCTATCTCCAATTTTTGAAATAGTTGTAACACTTCTTGACCATCTTCTGTTGCCACCATCTTTTCTTTCAATTTCAAATTCAAATATTATGTCACATAATTCACTTCTAGTAAGTTCTTCTCCGCTATCAATCTTTTTAAGTAATTCTTTATCGTATTTATCCATTTACTTATCCTCACTTTCATTTTCTCTTATTGTATTTCCAACAAACTCAAATCTATATTTTTGCTTTTCTAATGGATATTTCTTGTGGTCCACTTCACTCATAAACATTTTAAGTGGTCTTACCCAAATGTTTCTATTTCCATAAAGTTCACAATAAACTACCATATCTTCCATAGTTTCAGTATGCTTGGCAATATAAAGAACTAAATAATTATTGCCTTTAAAATGCTTGTACACTCCAACCATTACTTCTCTATCCAATTATTGCTCCTCCAACTCGTAATACTCACGAATAGTCTTATCAACTAACTTAAGGTCGTTATCTATTTCCAAAGTATCAAACATGCCTATAGGAGATTTACTTACTGCACCCTCGTCACATTGAGTAATAAACAAATGCTTATTATCTCTTAAAGTACATCTAAGAACTATAGTAAACATTCCTTCTATGCATACTTTTTCATCAAGTAACTTTCCTATTGTCTTAGGCTTTATATTTCCAAATTGGTCTTCTTCTTCATGCATAATCACATATACTATTTTGTCTTTTGGTAATCCATTTATTATAAATTGAGTTAAATTCCAAAACCTATCAGCTAAATCATTGTACATAGCAAATGCACCATTTCCACCTTTACTAGAACTATGATTTCTCATAAATTGATTTGTAATCAAATAACCTGCATCATCTATTACAACGCTTTTTGCTTTGCTTCCTGTAGTCCATGCTATAAGCTTTTGATAATCATCAGTAACTCCTGTAGCCATATTCCCTCTAAAAGGTAAAGGCTTGTCTAAAACTTTTATTAAGTTCCAATGATCATTATTTACACAATTTCTCATACTTGTGCTTTTACCTGCTCCCGACTTTCCTATAATTAATACTGGTATTGCCATTACTTGTACACCTCACTTAATCTTTTAACTAATCCATCAAAATCGTATTCTATATCCTCAACTTCATCACTATATTCATTAAATTCTTCAACTGCTGAATTTATAGCTGCTTGAACATCATCAACCCACTTCGATAAATCTTCTCTAGATTCTCCATTCTTAATTCCATCTTTAACGTAATCTAATTCATCAGCTATGTTTGTTAATGCTTTATTAACACTTGTTGTACTAGCCATTAGCTTTCACACTCCTATTCTGCTTTAACTGTAATAGTTTCAGTTTCTTCGATTCTTACTCCTGGAAGTATTTCACCAGTTTCAGTATTAACTCCATCTTTGCAAATCTTTTTAAGAGCTGTTTTATCAAGTTCCTCTTTAACCCTAATAGCTTCTATTTCATTTTCCTTAACATATTCCTTAAGTGCTGCTTCATCTTCATAAAGCCACTTCTTAGACTTTCTACTGCTAACTTTTCCGTATGGTGTAGATAATTTAAATTTCTTATCTTTAGCTCTTTCTTCTACGAAATAAGAACTTATACAACCTTCAAAAAACTCTGAATCATTATCATATTGTTTTAATTGTTCTTGTTTCCAAGCTTCAATTCTTGCAATTTCCTCAGCTGCTACTGCTTCAATTTCTGCTTTCTTAGTTCCTATAGCTCTTAACTTCCTAAAGGCCCATGTAGCACCCTCTAAATTTTCAATTTTAAAACCTTCTCTTCTTTCCTCTTGTAAATCTTGTTTTAATAATGTGTTTTCCATAATCTAATCCTCCTTATTAACTTTTACAATTTTTATAAGTTTCAAAAGCTTTATTTTCATTTTCTCTAATTTCTCTATTGCATTTTCGGAATCTAAATCTATTGAATAATTCAATATGCACTTTCCATCGTCCCACATCCAAATATCCAAAGCATTTCTCCAGCCCAAATAGGTAACACTTATATATTTATCTAATTTTTTAGTATGTTTATAATCCATAGAAACTTGAATCAATTCTGAAATTTTATCCATTAAAACAACTTCCTTAATTGTTTTCTTTTTAAAGAGTTTTTTTATTATATTTTTAATCATACTTGCCTCCTAAATTTGTGATATAATGGTCTTGAAATATTAACTTTTGCTACTTCGGATACTTTGGTCGGTTCCTTAGTAGCTTTTTCTTTTTTAGCTTTTATACTGTAAAACTTTTCTCTTAAGCGTTGGCCCTCAACATCCATTTCTAATATTTTGGCTATTTGACTCCATCCAACTTTTTTATTATTAAGTTTTTCTATATTTTTAAATTGCTTATCTGTAATAACAATTTTATTTGCTCTTCTTGGCAATGTAACTCCTGCTTTCATTAATGCATCAGCTACATGAATTTCCTTTGGTGATAATACTGCAATCACTAATGCTAACCAGTTATCACTCATATTTAAATACCTCCTTATTTGTTTTCTGTATATAATTCTTTTTTAAGCTTGTCTATTTCTTCCTGTAGAATATCTCCAAACTTTTTATTTTCTCTAGTTCCTCTCCTAATAACTCTATTGGTTATTTCTTTTGCTTTTTCCCTATTATCTGCAATTTTATTTATTGCTAAGATATTTCCCATTATCGACACCTCAATACTACACTTGTACAGCTAGTACAAATATTTATATAAGTATTAGGATCTGTCCTTTTCCCAAATCCAATTCTATTAAATTTAATACCTTGGTCTGCTGCTTCTAAAATTTCCTTAAATTCATCTTCTGTAACATTAGCCTTAAGCCATTTTAGAAACTCAAATACCATAATTACCTCCTAACTTTATTTATCGATCTGTTAAGTTATATGAACATTGCGCTTCTCAACCTTAGGAAATACAATAGGTTTGCAACACTTAATAATACCCCCTTAAAAAGGAGAGAAGAACAATGAACAAAACTAATATAAAATGTCCACGCTGCCATTCTGACAAACTATATAAGTTTGGTTTGAATAAGCAGGCTAATCAAAAGTATCAATGCAAAATGTGTAAGCGCCAGTTCGCCTTAGGCGACGGTGACGGACTACCTAAAATGAATTATCCTAGATGTCCAAAGTGTGGTAAAGGCACGTACTTGCATCACGCTTACAAACATTACAATCGCTATAAATGCAATAATAAAAAATGTAATCATATAATAGTTAAACATCATACCACTAATATTGATAATGCATCTAGTGAGTTAATTACCGGTTCCCTTTCTATGAAAGGAATGCGATTTCCACTTCATGTTATACTGACTGCATTAACTTTATACTTTCTAAATAATTCATCAACAAGATCAATTTCACAATTCTTAATGATGAACTGCAGTATTAAAGTCTCTCATGTAACCATAGCAAGCTGGACTAATAAATTTGCACCTTTTTTCAAACAAAAGGCCGATAAATTTAAAGATAGTTTAGATTTACAATCTGACGATTGGCACGCTGATGAAACTGTTGTATTTATTAATGGTGAAAAATATTACCTATGGCTAGCTATTGATTCAGAAACTAGATTTATTTTAGCTTTTCATCTAACTAAATCTAGAAGCTCTGATTCGGCATATACACTTATCAATGAAGCTAAAAATTGTGGAAAACCAACCTATTTTATAACTGATAGATTACCTTCATACAACCAAGCTGCCGCTACGGTATTGCCAAATACCGAACATATACCAGTAGCTCCTATGTCTAGTGATACAAATAATAACTTAATCGAATCATTTAATAAGACTTTTAAAGCATGGTATAAAGCTAAAAAAGGATTTAATTCCTTTGAGAAAGCTAATAATTTAGTATATTTATTTATCTTTCACTATAATTTCATTAGACCACATGGATCATTAAACAACTATACCCCAGCTGAAGTTGCTGGTTTCGCTAGCAATAGCTTAGATAAAAACTCTTGGTTTTCAGCAGTGTAATTAAACTTAATACTTTTGATTAACCTGCAAAAATCACTTTTATTGCAGGCTTGTTTGCCATGCAATAAAGTGCTCAAACTTATATAATTTTCAAAGAGCGAGTAATTCTATGAAAAATCAAGCTGTTTTTTCATATCAGCTTAACAGATTCTTATTTATAAGTTCTCTAGCTTTATTTAACTCCTCTAAGCACTTAGGACAAATCTTAAGTCCCATAACTTCCACTAGCTTATCCATACTTCCACAACAATGGCATCCACCAGTACTATACTTTCTTAATATTATGTCGCTTCCTTCTACGAAGATTTCTAAAGGAGTTCCTTCTCCATGATCTGCACCTTTGATTTCTAAAGTCTTTCTTAATTCCATTGGAATTACTACTCTTCCTAAACTATCTACTTTTCTTACAATACCTATTGATTTCATTTTTAATACCCTCCTAAAATTTATTCCAACCTATCTTTAACTTTTTTAAATGTGGCCATTCAAATTTACAAAATGTATCAACAAGCGCAATAGCTAATTCTTTTGCATATTCATAATTTGATTCATTTATTTCTGTAAATTTGGCTACTCCTATATTTTCCTTAACAATATCGCCTATTTTAGTTGCAATAGCACTATATAAACAATGTCCTTCTACCCCATATCTTTCTTTTAATTTTGGAATTAATATACTTTCTCTAATTCCAGTCCAACTTTTAGTTATACCAAGTTGTTTTAACAATTCAGCATTTCTATTTTTCAATCTAATATTTTCAGATATTAATATCTCAATTTTTTCTGTAATACTTTCATCTTTCACATTTCTATCCTCCTATAGTTAATTTTTATCTTTCCAATACTCCCTCTTAGACTGTAGTGGGTTCTGTGTATTTTCCTATAGGTTATAACCTACGTATTAACTACAGCGTTCACAATAATGAATTATGTTACTTTTCTTTGATAAAAATTATTGTTGCAGATTCTTCATTGATTTTATCAATATACTCTGCTCTAATATCATCTGAGATTCTTTCATCTGCTATCATATCAATTAATATTTTAGTAATTACTCCCAATTCTTCTTTAACATTAAAATCCATAACTATTCTCCTAACTCGTTCTTTTTAACTACATAGCACCATTGATTATTACCTTTTACTCTTACTTGCTTATACGGATAATTGTCACTACCTAAAATAACAATCCCTGAAATAACGAGCTTTTTATTCAAAGTGTATTTATCAATATTTTTCTTAGATGCTTCTATAAGAACAATATTTCTATCAATTGCTATTCCATTATCAACTTCTCTTAATACTCCGATAGATAAAGCAGAATTTATTATTTCTTTAATATCTTTATCAGATACAAGAGACAATCTTTCATTCATTGATGCACCAGTTTTTAACGCTTTGACTCTTTCTCTATCTAAAAACATTTGTTTTAACTCTGACAATTCTTGTCTAGTATTATTCAATTCTGATTGTAGATTTTCCAATAATCCTATAGGCTGATTATTTTTAGCCCTAAAGTATCCATTAACTAATTGTCTTTGAATTGTCCAAGCTAAATCATCAGTAAATGATTTTACCAACATTAAATAGCCACTTTCGGTTAAGAAAGTTACGTCTTCTCTAACCATGTTTGAAATATCCATTATTTTGTGTGTACGAATTTCGCTTGCACTAATTTTGAAGTAGTCTTCATCAACTATAAAGTGCTTTTTATTCTCATTAAAATTTCTTCTAGCTGTTCCTTCCGGTCTTTGATGCAATGTATCAATATCCTTTAGCGTTACAATTCTTTGATTTCTAAATTCTTTAATTTGTAAATCAGTATTATTGATTTTAACTAGCTGATTGTTCATGCTTTCCTCCTATGAAATTTGATTTACTATCTTTTTCCACCTATAATTAACTTATCAGCTTGGCAGAGTTGAAATATTATGAAAGATGGTGTATTTATGTCTGATAAATTAATTTGTCCATTAAAATTTCAATCTGAAGATAATGAATGTATTCCTAATTGCGCTTGGAATGCAGGTTCAAAAGTTAAACCATTATGTGCTATGATGAAAATTTCATTTAACTTAACTTCTATAGATGAAAATAATGGTGGTTTAATATTTAATCATTCTGATGATGATTAATTTTTACTTTAACTTTAACCGTTGCTATATTTATTAGTGGCGGTTTATTGGTTTATTCCAATAAGTGTAACTATTAAACTTTGAATCTTTAATGAAGTGTTTGCTATAGTGCTTAATGTTCTTTCTGTATAAGCAGAATTTTCATTTCCTTCAATAATTCCCTTAAGAACTTGTTCTTGTACCTCTTCCAATCTTTTGATTTGATTTTCTAAAACTTCTTTATAATTCATTTTTGTTTCCTCCTCAAATTTATTTTTCTAATCTCTTAAGCTGAAAATTACTGAATGTAATTGCTTTTAAGTTTTAGATGTGCTTGTCTAAAAAAATGTTATGTTAATTAGTTCTTTTTTTTAAAATCTCACAAAGATATTTTTCTGATTCACTCATACCTTATTCCTCCTTTAAAATTTCTGTTGGATTAACATCTAACGCAGTAGCTAAAGAATGAATTGTCTTAACTTGTGAATTTGAAACTTCAGTATTTAAAATTCTAGAAACTCTACTTTTGGAAATTTTCATTTTTCTAGCTAAATCACTTGGTGCTATACCTTTTTCTAACATTATTTTTTTTACTACATTAATATTTATTGGCATTTATTTTCCCTCCTTTTCGGTTCGCTTGGTATGTTTTTATTTTATATTTTGTTTCCCAAAAGGTCAACATTGGTTAAGTTTCATAAAAATAAATTAACTCTTTATTCCTTTATATTCCTTTTATTTGCTGAAAATTGCTACCTTTTTACGTTTTTTGTCGTTGGTTTATTATTTTGATTATAATTTCCCTTTAGGGTTATTTAAAGAGTGATAAATCACATTATATATATTAAAGGTAAACTAATGTTGACAAAAGTTAACCAACATGTATAATAAAAATAGAGGTGAATATTATGGAATTTATAGACAGACTAGTTGGCTGGATGAAAGAAAATAAAATTAAACAAGCAGAAATATCTGATAAAGCCAACATGAGTAGGAGTTATATAAGTAAAGTAGTTAACGGTAATAAACCACCTAGCGAAAATCTAATTAATGTTTTAGCTAAAATGAGTGGTAAAAGTGTTCATTGGTGGCTTTTTGGTGAAGATGAGTATAAAGGATTAGCTTCTTTAAATGCTTTAATTGATACATTTATAAAAGGTGGAGAAATTAAAGAAGATGGTACATATGATAAAGATATAGAAATGATTTTAAAAACAATGTTAGATAAAGAAATCAGAGATAAATTAAAAAAAGCACAACATTAAGCTGCATGTTGTGCTTTTTTTCTATTACGTACTTCAAGTAAATATTCTTCAGCTTCTCTAAGCTTACTTTCCTTTTTATACTTGACCATTAATATGTCCCCTTTCAAATAACAAGTATTTTATTATAAAGATGTTAATCACAAAATCTTTATGTATAAAATATTCTAATTAATTAAATTTAAATAAACAAAATTTAACACCTATATTTTAATAAAATCACTATGTATAATTTTGAAAGATTATGTCTATTATAGCATAATTATGTTATTTTCAGCAACACATTCTCTTTATTTCAATTATACAATATTATTAAACGTGTATTATGATACATCCTATAAATTCAATTTAAAAATTCTTTATAAAGATTCCTTTTTGTTAAATAAAATATATAATAAATATTTTTCTGTTTCATTCATATTTTATCATCTCCCTAATTGGTAATTTTTTAACATTGAAAGTATTATTTACCTTGTTGTAAACTTATTATACACCCAAAACAGTTGTAAATATTACAACTTTTCCCTATAATTAGACATTTTGAAAGCGAGGTATTAACTATGCTAAAGCACAGAAGAAGAAAAAAAAGTCTAAATCAAGCACAATTAGGCAAAAGAATACGAAAAAGTAAAAGTTACGTGAGTAGATTGGAAAGAAAAGTAAAAGGATATGAGCCAAATTTAGATACTATAAAAGAATTGGCTAAAGAATTGGAATGTTGTCCTGTAGAATTATTTATTTTTTTTACAGATATTGATTGTAAATATTTCAAAAATAATAAAAACTAATTTTTTAAAATAGTAAATATACAATAATAAATATAATGACAATAATACCGTCTTTTATCGCCACCATTAGACGATTTAGTCTGCATTATGCCTACATATGCTCCTGTATAATTAAATATAAAGGAGTGTATTAAATTGTTAGGAGATAGAATTAAATCACTTAGAAAAGAGCAAGGAATTACACAGGATCAGCTTGCAGAATATATAAATGTATCTAGATCAAGTGTAAATGGATATGAAAATGACGGTGTAGAACCTAGTTTAAGTGTTCTGGTAAAGATATCTGATAGATTTAATGTAAGTTTAGACTACCTATTGGAAAGAACTGAAGAAAAACATAATATAAACTTATTAGATAAAGATACCAAATGCTTTTTATTAAAAGTACACGAACTTGTAAATAATTATAAAATAACAAAGAAGTAATCTACATAATTGAATATGTAAGATTACTTCTTTTGCTTCTTATTTTTTCTTATTTTTTTTCATTTTAATGTAGTTAGTACTAAATTCCTGTAAAATATTATAGTTATTAACCTCTTTATTTAAATCTGATACTAAAACATTAATATATTTTTGAGTCATGTCTAAGCTGCTATGGCCTAAAATTTTTTGCAATGCCACAATATTGTTGCCATTAAGTACCCATTTTTTAGCAAATGTATGTCTAAATCTGTGTATTCCAGTAGTAGTAACACCTCTGGAATTATTATAGTGTCTTATTGCAGTCCCAAGCGAATTTCTAGTTAAAGGCTTTCCCCAAATGGTGCAGAATAATATTTCGTCTTTATCTCCACCACGCTGATATAAATATTCTTTTAAAATTGTAAGAATCTGATTGTTAAGTGGAACAATTAAAGCCTTTCTATTTTTAGTATGAGTTATATTTATTGTACTAGTATCAAAATCAATATCCCCTATTTTTATATTAGCCAAACTACTTAATCTTACGCCTGTAGAAAGTAAAAAATTTATTATTACCCAGTCTCTATATTCTGTAAAAATACAAGTTTTCATATTAGGCTTTCTTAATAAGATTTTAAGTTCTTCGTCAGAATATGTCTCTATAGTTTTTTGATCTACCTTTGGCAACTCCATTACAAAATGTTCTACATATCCATTTTTAATACAGTAATTAATTATTGTTTTAAATGTTTTTAAATATGTTTTCAAAGTGACATTTTTAATTCCTTTTTCTATCAATTTTATTGTTAATGTATTATAAACATCAATATTTATATCTCTTAGCAATGTTTTTCCGTCAATAATTTTTGTTATTTGATTATAAGTATAATAGTAATGAGTTATACTATCTTTCCTATAGTTGTTTGCTTTTGCATATTCTACAAACTTATTATAACCATCTTCAAGACATTTTTCATTTGTTTTACAAGTTAATTTACGCAT